TTAGCGTATCTTCTGGGGTAATCGGAGGGTTTCGACATCGTCAAGCGTCAAGCGCTCGCCGCGCTCGGCGTCGAAGATCGAAAATTTCGTTCGCGATCTTTCATAGATGGAAGCGAGTGCGCTGCTGGAGAGCTGTGCCGCTGGCACATGTTTTATGGCCGAGTCGCGCAACATTCGTATGTCACTAGCACCCCTGCGCGTACCCAGAATTTGCCGCAGCTCGTCTGCCCGAAGCCAGTGAGTCGCCCCCACCTTCGAGAGCCGCTCTCGTCTCGCCGCCACGCGTCGCAGGCTAATGGCCGTTTCCCCCAAGTCTATTAGCCCAATTCGTGCCGGCATCAGTGCCTTGATAGATGGCATCAGGTTCGGCGCGGCTGCTACGTAGACTTCAAGAAAGCCCTCAACGTAGTCATCTAGTTGACGGGGTAGTTTCCCCAAATTGTCACGAGGGCCCTTAACCTCGATTGCTACTAATCGATTCGGTCCAATGACCGCAATGTCGGCCTTCCTGCTAACGTCTTTGTAGGGAAGTTCGAGCGCAATTATCTCGTCCTTCTGTAACTGAGGAAGCAGCCATCTGATTAACCGTAGCGTCTCATCTGCAGCGTAATTCATCGGTCGCAATTTAGGTCCAAACTCAGATTTTTCATTCGCGCCCATGTCGATAGTCTATCGTCATCGCTAGTCATACGCTCGTCAGTTGGGTTGTCTTGTGCCCAGCACGGGCGGGGGTGAGACCTCAGTCCACGGCGCATCGTGACCGTCCAAGTAGTGCTCGGTCATGGACTTCGAGGCATGGCCCATGAGTGCCTGCACCTCCTCCGTTGTCCAGCCCGCATCACGCACCAGCGCGCCGCCCAGACTGCGGATCTCATGGAAGCTCGGGGGGCTGTCGCCGCCCACGCCTGCAGCGTCGCGGGCATCCTGAAACGCCCGTGTAAGCTGCTCCGGCAGAACCTGGGTGTGGTGCACACGCGCTGTGGCGCGCTTATCCGATGGCCGCGCCCGATCGGGCAGCCGGTGGACCACAAATGGGGAAACCACAGAATCGCGGGCCTGTGACAGCAGGATGGCCAGCTGTTCTCCAACCTTGATCTTAAGCTTCACCAGTGAGGTGCCCTCGGTTTTCTGGGGCACGACCCAGAGAAAGCCGTCACGCACGTCGGCGAACTTCAGGGAGACGATGTCCTCCCGGCGGAGCAGGGTGACGAGGGACAGGTCCATCGCCAGCCGCAACCAAGGCTCGGCCTTCGCCCAGATAGCGTCGTAGATCTCCTTCGTCAGGCGCGTGCGCTTCCGTTCGTGGGTAAACCGGCGCGTGGCGTGAACCGGGTTGGCATCGATCCACCCCTCCTGAACAGCGCAAGCCATGATCCAGCCGAGGACCAGACGGAACTGCTGCCGGGCACGATCAGAGGGCGTGACGCCTCGGATGAACTCTGCACAATCCTTCACCGTAACGCCCTCGACGGCCCTTTTGCCCAGGCCTGCCTCGATGCGCCTGATGACGCTCTCGTAGACCTCGGCGGTTTTCGGCGCCCAGCCACGCGCTGGAACGTCATCCTGCCGGAACACGGCGATCGCATCAGCGACGGTTTCCTTAGAGCCAACGACGCGATCGACCAGGTTGTTGGTGGGCATCAGCAACGCGTTGAGCTTCTTGGCCGCGGCGAATGCCTTGGCCTTGTCGGTGCCCATCCACGTCTCTTTCCGTGTCACCGGGTGGCGGTACTTGTACCCGTCACGGTTGGGGTACAGGTAGGGTGGCCAGCCTTGCCGGCTCTTACTGCGGGGTCGTGGTGCCATCTCAGCCTGCCCCCAGTACGGCTTCGACCAGGGAATCTCCATCGGCAAGCCATGCGTGTTCGTCTACATACCAGGAGCCGCCAACCTTCTTGCCTGGGATCTTGCCGGAGCGGAGCCAGCGCTGCAGGGTGACCTCCGAGGGGCGGCTGCTCTCCTCGAAGTACTTCTCCAGCCAGTTCTGTGTGGTCATCAGGAGCATGGGAGGTCTCCTGAGTTGTGGAAGAGGGCGAGTGACATGACAGAATCGCAATGAGAAGGGTGAGAGGGCGCCAAATGGATTTCCTGGATCGTTTGATTTCGATTGCGGCGGGTGTGAACGAGTGCTGGATGCTCAGTCCGCGGTGCGTAGTGCATTGGGAAGCATGGGCGGCCATTGGCGGCTGGTTGGCAGCTGGCGCAACCTTTCTGGCGGTGCTGCTTCCATATAGGCGCGAAAGGAAGCGTTCCCGCCTGCGGTCCAGGCTTACTCTTGGAGCGTATGCGGCACGTCTGGATCGCCTTGCTAGAAAGATGGCCAACATCTCCAGCGCCAGGGCATCTTTGGCAGCGGGTGATTACCGGATGCCTAAGCACGAAGTTGAGCTTTTCTTCGGAGTGGAGTTCGATTTCCCTGTGCTGGAGATAGAGCCGGAAATGGAGGGCGTCATCATCGCCACTAACGGACTCCGAGCGGAACTGGAAAATTGGCGGCGCGCGACACAAGCGTTTGCGTTTGGCCCCGAAGACCCTGTCCCGCCGCGCCAGGTTTCTAACCTGAATCCACTCCTGGATGCCCTGACGCTTAGGATCGATGTGCAACGATCTGCTGTACTGGAAGCGATTGGGCTCGTCGTTCCGTCGCTTAAAAAAGCGCCTTTTCGCGATGTCTAACGCGGCTACGGCTAGCTGCGTAGTTTTGGCAAGTGCTAGAAATGAATCGGAGGATTCGCTTTGATCGAGATCTGCCCGCTTGCTGCAGATTGGGGCAGCTGGGCTGACATTGTCACAGTGGGCATTGCTGCGGCGGCGCTGGCGGTTGCGTGGTTGGGCGTACTCGTAGCCCTCCTGGCAGCAGGTGCCACTTTCTGGGCCGTCGTCGTCGCTATGCGATCGAGCAGTACGGCCATCGATGAGGCCAGGAAGATGCGAGATGAGGAGCGGAGCCATCGCGCAGAAGCCCAACGTCTCCAAGGTGTGGCCCGCTCGATGGTGTTTGATCAAGAACTCTTTGCTCTGGGCGGGCTGATATCGGAGATACACGATCACCTTATCCCGGCCGAGTTCGAGGCGGCCCCTGTCGACGCCCTTAAGTGGCTGGTAGCTGAGCTGCCAGTCGATCCCCTGCCGATGCTGAGCCGGTTTGCGGGTGAGCTTGACGTCTTCGGGCCGACCGACTCTGCGAGGTTTTTGTGCGTGCTCAGCGGCTGGGACATGGTGGGCATGTCCGGGAGCCGGGAGGATCCTGCCGAGTACAATGCGGCGCAAGCCCTGCGTCTGGTAAAGGCTATGAGAGGCGCGCAGGCCGTGCTCCTGCAAGAGCTTAAGGCCGCCCGCGAGGTGACTATGCGATGGATGGCAGAGGTTCGCCATGATCCGCCCGCCACAGACTGGTGAGCCGATAGCTCGGAGCCAATCGGCAATATGAGGTGCAAGATAAGAACTAGCTTGTGCGTCACGGATCAGGGATGGCACTGACGTTCGGGTGATGGTCACTTGGTCTTTACTCTCACGTGCTGGTCGATGCGCTCGATCAGGTAGTTGGCTTCGTTCGTTAACTTCGCGGCGGCAAACCGGTTTATGCGCGCGGTCTTCGCTAGCTGGATCAGTTCCTCGAGCGGCTGCCGGAACCACTCGAGGTTGATGGCGTCGCGATCGCGGAAATTGATGACCTCGCTGGGCGGTAGACAGTCCGGGCCTGACAGGAACATCGGCTCATGGCAGTCCCGGCAGACGTTCTTGTCGTCCCACCGATGTTCCTTGACTGGCTCGGTCGGCGGCGGGTGCAGGTACAGGGCCCGAACGTCCAAGCGTCGACGCGACGCGTAGGCCACATCGCCTTCGCCGGGATTCCCCCAACCGTTGATCACACCCTTGGGCCGCACCTCGAAACGCACGGGCTTCTGCTTCCCGTAGAGCTCCGCCATGAAGGTTTCGGCCCAAATCCCGATCACCGCCGCATCGACGGGTTCGCCGCGCGCTGCAGCCCGGCGCATCTCCCTGACACACGCGGCCACGGTCATTGGCTCGGCGAGCGCCGGCGCGGCATCAGTCTTCCCTAGGCTCACTTGGGCACCTTCTCGAGAAGCTCCGGGTCGATGTTCCAGCCGGCCTCGCGCGCACCGAGCAGCCGCAGCTCATTGGCGTCGAACTCGTCCAGGCGAAGGAACACCGCGGCGGCATTGATGTGCTGGGGCCCAAGAGGGCTTGAGCGGTAGAACAGGTCGTAGACGTTCTGGGGGGGGCATTTCCACGGGCCAGCGAGCGCCTGCATCCGGTGCCCTTCCTCCCGCAGATGGCGCCGCAGGTGCGCGCGCACGCTGTCGACCGAGCGCGGGACACGGATGGGGCGGCCCCCGCATGCCATGCCGTTGTTGGCGTGCTGTCGGCGACCAGTCACAGCTTCCAACCTTCGTGCTTGGCTGCGAGGACGTGCAACTGCTTCTCATCCATGGACAGCCTCTTCGCGATGACACTTACTTGCCATGGCTGAAGGGCTCGCTTGCCGCGCGTTTTGGATAGGCGCTGACGCAATGAGTCCGGCTTCATACCCACAAGCGGGGCCAGCCTGGTCAGTGGCAGGCCGAGGTCCCAAGCACGCAGTTTGATCGCGCCCGAAAGCGTGTTCGGGTCATATGCGTGCTGGCGGATCATGCCGACTCGACCGTGCAAATGGTCTGGGGCTGGGTGCTGCCGTCGACCGCGCACATGCCTTCGCCGCAAGCCACGCCCATTGTCCGGAGGGCTTGCGTGCTGGCAGCGTTTGCCGCGGCCGCTATCGAGGCGAGATCCTTGGCCAGCTGGTCACGTGCGGCCGGACGCATAGTCTGCAGGATCGGCCCGCCGCGCTGCTGCGCCTCTACGGCGCACTGGGCGACCAGGTCGATGAGCAACCGCGGCGCAATGATGCTGCTCTCGCCGTTGAGCGACAGGTCCAGCTGCTTGACCAGCCGGGCGTGCGCCTGCGATGCGAGCTGCACGTGCTCGGACCGGCTCACCAGTGGCAGCGCTGCGGCCAGGCCGGCGCGGATGTGGTTCGCATAGCCCAGGTTGCTGTCGCGGCTGGCGAACGCGGCTCGGAACGCTTCAACCGCTGCGTCGCTGATCGTGGGCGTGTCCGCCGTGGCGGGAGTGGGGCTGGTCTGCTTCATCGGGAGGTTTCCGCAGGATGCGCGTGAGGCGCTGATTGAGGGGATAGCGGGCGTGGAAGGGGCCGGCGTGATCAGGTCAGTGGTGCTGCAGTTGCTGCCAGGCGCTCGAGGCGCTCGGCTTCGCCGGCATGGAAGTCGTGGCGCTCGCGGGCGGTGAAGTGGCCCTGGTCAACCGAGCGAAGTGCGTGCTCTGCTGCTTCGCGGTGCTTGGCGGCGAGCTGAGCCAGCCCAAGAGGACCGTCGCTGAAAATGTCCAGCTGGTTCCGGATGTCGAGGGGCTTCCGCACTGCGCGTTCTCCGTGGCGCGATTGAAGGGTTGCTGGGCGGTCAGGCCCGATCAGCGTTTGATGCGTGGCCAGAGCTGGGGCAGCGCGCGCTGCCAGCGCTTGAAGTCGACCCGAATGCCGGCGCGCATCGCGCGCTGCAGGGTTGTGCCGAACTGGATTCGATAGCCGAGCCACTGGCAAGGCACCCGGTCCCTGGCCGCTGCATAGCGGGCGAGTCGCTGCTGCGCCGTCATGCGAGCCGTACCAACGATCACCGCGTCGAGGCCGCCGCCCAGGCAGCGCAGGTCGGCCATCACCTCACCAGGCGGTGCGCACGAGGCGCGATCCGCTCCTGAGAGTCGGCGAGGCGCCTGAGGTCTTTCCCGTGGCCGTGCCAGACGCGGTAGGGGTGCGTGCGCGGTGACTTCGCGCGCTGCAGGGCTGCGACCTGGTCAGGTGTGAGGTCAGGCGCCGGCAGACGGATTGCGGGCGCCTTCATGCCTGCGGTCCAACAGGCAGGTGCAGGCGGTAGCCGAGGCCGCGGATGCTCTCGATTCGGTGGCCCGGGAACGCCGCGAGCTTCTGACGCAGCCGGCAGATGACGACCTGGGCCACGTTGGACTTAGGCCGCGCCGCCTCGACGCCGTGCAGGGCGTCGGCCAACGTCGCCAGCAGCACCGTCGCGCCGCCGGCGCGGATCAGGCGAGCCATCACCTTGGCTTCTGCCGGGCTCAGCTTCACTCGCCGGCCATCGGCAACCGCCAGCAGGCCATCGAGGGCAATGTTGCCGCCGCTCACGGGGTGACCTCAACGAATGCGAGGTTGGAGATGACGCACTGCGACCGGGCCACCACAGGGGAGTTGGCCGGCTCATCGCCGTCCGCAGTGGACAGGGGGACCACCGCGTTGGCCCGGACGCAGGCGTCGGGGGAAATCATGAAAGACCCGTTGATGACCGCATCGACGGCGTCCAGCGAGGCCTGCCAACGACGCGGTTCAAAGCCAGCACTCACCGCGCGGGCAACGCCAGGCGAGCAATCCGGCACGCGGTCCGCATCACGGAAAGCGTTGAGTGCGGTGCTCGCGACGGTAGCGCGCAGACCGAAGTCGTCGGCAGAGGCCAATTCGTAGACCGCCAGCGCTGCGCACACTCGGGGGCTGGCGACCACCAGGCCTTCCGGAACGTGAGCCGGCTCGGCGGCAGGCGCATCAGGTGAAGTTGCAATGCCCGCCACGGCCAGGGCGGCAAAGCAGGCGAGGGCAGCGATGCCGATCTGGCAACTGCGTTTGATACGGGGCGTCAGGGGCATGTCGTTCTCCAAACCCGGCGATCCCGGGCGTGGGAGAACAATAGCGCCGCTATCGTTTGATTACAACAGCGGTGCTATCTAAAAATCGATTTTCTTGTGCGGCGATGCTTAACGAGTTCATCGCGGCCGCTGCTGGCCTACGTCGCCGGCGAGGTGATGCACTCCCTGTAGGATGCGTTCTGGAACTCGGTGATCACCTGGTCGCGGACGCGCTCGGTCCGGATGAGCGGCCAGTCGTAGGCATCGACGACAATTTTTTCGTAGGCGCCGCCCGCTTTGGTCGCCGCTTCCATGACGTCTGCCATCGGCGCGCCCATCTGGCGCGCTGTCATCGTCCGCTCAGCAGCTGCTGCTATGCCTCTGCAGTGGCCGGTCGCGGCCTCAATGCTCGTCACAGCCTCCGGCGCCAGCGCTGCCGCTGCAGCGGCCTCGGCTTCTGCCGCTTGCCTGGTTGCTTCGGCCAAGGCTTCTTGGGCCGCCGTTCGATTGGCTGGGGATCCGCCCGCGCCCTGGGCGCACCCAGTGAGCAACACCACCATGAGTAGGTAAACGCCTGCGTAGTTGTTCATAGGCTCCTGCCTTCTTATCCGTATCGGTTCTTCAAAAGACCCGCGTCTTCGAAGGACACGCCGTCGCGCATGCATTCCTGCGCACGCTCGAGATCTTTGTGGAGCTGGATGAGCTGCTCATCGGGCAGCTGTTCAATCCCGGCCAGGCCGAAGCATGCCTGGTCAATGATCACCTGCATCGAACAGCCCCAGCGGCGGCGGATGTGGCGGATCATGCGGAAATGGGACTCCCTGTAGAGGTAGTCCATCCGCCCGGGCTTCTGCGCTTCGGCGGCGGCGCCTGTCTGTCCCTGCTTGCTGTCAGGCTGTTTTGCGCTTCCCACCACGGCCAGTTGCGGCTTCACGCCCATCTTGCGCTGGGCGCGCAAAGCGATCAGCTCCGCCAGCTTGTCCATCTCCCTGTCGAGATCCATCTATACCCTTCCCCTGTTTCCGGATTTCAGCCGCCATCGCGACGCGCAGCGCCTGCGCGAAAAGATCGGGCGACTGTTCAACTTCGAACACGTCGCCGGTGGCCAGGCCAAGTGCCTTTCTCGCCACTCCGATTGCGGACGTCACGATAGCTTCGTCAAGTCGCGTTACCTGAGACGAGCCGAAGTGGTCCATCAGGCGGGCGTACTCAGCGCTGATTTGGCGGGGTTCTACGCGCAGTACATCAGCCAAGCGCTCAGCCTTATCCCACGGAACCGGGCGGTGGCCGCTGGCGAACTGGGAAATGAAACCGGGGGTGACGTCCAGCAGTTCCGCGACAGCGGCCTGCGTGAGGCCCGCCTGCGCGACGGCTTCAGTGATGGCGAGGCCTTCTGCTGTCTTGGGATTGGCGGGTCTGGGCATGTTAGCAATGCTATTTGACTAGGTTCAGGAACACGATCAGCGATGCTATTTACATGAGTTGATAGCGTTGCTATGGTTCTGCCCCATGAGCACACCCATTGAGCAGGCAATCGAAGCAGTAGGCGGGCAGGCGGCGATGGCGCGCCTGCTTCAAGTGCAACCGGCGATGGTTTCGCAGTGGGCGACGGGCCGGCGGCCGGTCGCGGCGCACCACATTCTGTCGATCGAGACCGCAACCGGCGTCTCCCGGCACGCGCTGAGGCCCGACGTGTTCGGTGACTTGGTCGAGACGGACCCGGACGCTGATCGCATCGTAGCCGTGGAGGGGTGCTGAGCCATGGCAAGTAAAGCCGCCGCCCAGGTGCCCAAGAAGAAACGCGCCGCGGCCCAGGTGCGCACGGCGCTCACCCGTTCCAACCGTCTCCTCGATTCGCTGCGCCAGCGTGCTGAGTCCCAGCAGGCGGTTGTCGCCACTGAGGACGTCGACCATGACCCGGACATCGGCCGAATCGTGCCGATCGAAGGCTGCTGAGCAACGTTTTTCGCAAGCTCGGGGGTTAGGCGCGGCGAGATCCGCCCGCTGCCCTCCGGCTGAGAACACCTCCATGCGGGGAGGGCACCACCCGCTTCCTTATTCATCGGCTTCCTGTCCATGAAGCCACTTTGCATCGCCTCCCGAGGTGCGTAAATGAAGTCACAGTCTCAGTTCCACGAACCCCGTTCCACGACGGTCTTCCGCCACACGGCCGAGGCCATCCGCAACAGCAGCCATACCGATGCCAGTCTGGCGCAGGTCATCGCGGACCAGTACATGCGCGATGTCGCGCCTGGCGAACGAATCCTGGCGTTCCACGTCGGTACCGACATGGACTCGGTGGACAAGGCGCACAAGGCGAATGCCCAGATCGTGGCCCGCATCCGCAACGGCACGGTGAAGATGCCGGCCGATCTTGAAGAGTCGTGGGTGCGCGCGCTGCCGCAGCCGTGGAGCGACAACTGCGCCCGGGAGCTGGCCAACCGCTATGGGTTCATCGGGGCCCGCATGCCCAAGATGAGCCCCCAGGCGGGCGTGCTGTGCGTTGGCCGCATCTCGGTCGAATACGGTCAGACCATCGAGGCTCTGGCGAACGTCTTGGCCGATGGCCGGGTCTGCGTCCAGGACGTGCCTGAGCTGCGCACCGCGCGCGAGGAGCTGGCGCAGATGCGCGCGGCGATGGAGACGCTTGCTGCCTACGTGGACGGTCACCTCTACATGTTCGACCCGTCCATCGGCGCGCCGCCGGCCGGGGGGCTCCAATGAGCAGCTGCGCGGTGATGGCCTGGGCACTGACCCTGGTCGATGAGTTCGAGAAGGCGGGCAAGCCCGTTCCCGAGAACGCAGTGCCCATGCTGCCGCTGGTCGATGTCGTGCTGTGGGTGAAGCAACAGGACGCGCCGGTCAGCCCGCAGGACCTGGCCGCCCGCTACAACGTCTCGCGCGCTACGGCGTTCCGCTGGGCAGCTGCCCTGCGGGCGCACGCCGGCCACGCGCCAGCAGCTCGCGCCAGTGGCCTCAGCCTCCGCGCGACCCTCGGCATGCGCCAGCAGCACCGCGATGCAGCGCTTGCTGTGCGCAACGCCTCGGTGCAGGCATGAACCTGGCCCCCACATTCGGGATGCGCTGCGACGCCGGTGGAAGCGCTGAGCCCGCCTCTGATGAGCGCGTGCCAGTCATCGCCCGGGCGAGGCGGAGCAATGCGACCAAGCACGTGCTCAGTGGCTACGGCAACACCAGGATCGTCATGGAGTTCACGCGTTGGGCCGTGGAGCGGGACGAGTTCCCCACCATGGAGGCGATCGTGCGCCGTTTCGACGTCAGCCGTGCCACCGCCTACCGCTGGCGGAACGCGCTAGGCGAGACCTACAAGCTGGAGTCGCTGCCGCCCAATGAGCATGAGCGCTTCGTGCTCGCAAATGCCCGTCGGCGCAACCCCGCCGCCACAGGCGCTGGGGCGGGCTGATGATCTACTTCGAGCTGTATCCCGGCGACTACCTGCGTGACACCAGCAGGCTGTCGCTCACTGAGCACGGCGCATACCTGCGACTGATGCTCGCGTATTACGCCGAGGAGGAGCCGCTGCCGGCGTCCTTCAGTGAACTGTTCGTGATCGCCGGCGCGACGACGACTGCGGACAAAGCGGCGGTCAAGAAGGTCGCTGAGCGGTACTTCCCCACAGGCGAAGACGGGCTGCGGCGTAACGGTCGGGCCGACGAAGAGATCGTAAAGGCGCAGGAGCGGATGGCTGGGGGAAAGGACCGCAAGTCAGCCAAGAAAGGCAATGAGGCCGAGCGCCAGGCACGCACCCGCGCGCGGCGCACGATGCTGTTCGAAGACCTCCGTGCGGTAGGCGTAGTCCCGGATGGCATGGCGTCGATGGACGAACTGCGCGCGCTGCACGTCACGCACGTCACGGGCAGTGACAGGGAGACAGGGGCGGCCCTGTCACGCGTGACAGGGTGTGACATGTCACGCGTGACCAAGGGTGTGACTCAGGGTGTGAACACGGGTAACCAGAACTCAGACCCCACTCTTACCCCAGATACATCACAGCACTCTCAAGGATTCCCTGACGGTGTGACGGAGGCGGGGCGAGCGTGTGTGCTGATGCGCCAAGCCGGATGTCACACGACCAACCCGAGCCACCCCGACCTGGTTGCGGCGGTCGGTGCAGGCGTCACGGCGGAAGTCCTGCGGGACACCGTTGGCGAAGGCCTCCAGCGCGGCGTCAGCAATCCCTTCAGCTGGGCCATCACGACGGCCCTTAACCGACACAAGCAGGGCGCCAGCCCGTCCAATTCCAAAACGCCCGGAGCCTCCAATGCAACGCTTCACCACGGTTCTGCCGACCACGTCCGCCTCCTCCGCGAGCAGTTCCAGCGCAGCCAAGCAGGCAGTGGCGGCACTTGCAGCGCAGGCGGACCGGGCGGCCACGTCATCGATGGCGAGTTCGCCGTTGTCGGCTGAGCCGCTCAACCCCCGCGCCGGCGACGCGCTGTGGACACTGTGGGAGCGCATGGCCGCGATGTTTCCCGGCAAATGGGGGCGTGACAACGGCCCTGCGCCAATGAAGCAGGACGGGCAGCTGACGATCGCTGGTGAGACGTGGCTGCAGGTGATCACCGGACTGCGGCCCAGCCAGATCGCCACGGGGATGGCTGCATGCATGCGTGAGTCGCGGGAATGGCCGCCGAACGCCCCGCGTTTCCTCGCGATGTGCCACGACATCCCCTCGCTGTCGCTGGTAGAGCAGGAGCTGGGCCCAGGCCGCGACCGCTGCGGGTTCACCACGCTGGTCAGGTCCAAGCTCGACCTGCACGTGTATGCAACTGCCGATGGCCAGCAGCAGGCGTGCCTTGCTCGGGATGCATACGAGCGCGCAGTGCGGCACGTGCTGGACGGGCTGCCTATCCCGGCCGCCGTCCCCGCGCTGCCGGCACCGCTTCCGACCGTCGAGCCGGTGCGCGATCGCGATGCCGCCGCCGGCGCGATGGCACGCGCTGCTGCAGAGCTTGGCTTCGGGAGGGCTGGTTAATGTCGGCCACGGAACGCGACTACCAGCTTGAACTGGCATTGCACTGTCTGTGCCGCATCGGTGATGCCACCGCGTCCGAACTACTGGAGGCCATGGGCAGCACGGCGCTCGATGCTGGCCACCCGCGCCATCTTCTGCCAGTGACCCCGGCAGCCGTGGCCGGCCTGCTCCGCGACCTGGACCGGCGGGGCGAAGTGGCTCGGAAGGAGAACAGGCCCAGCTCGCGCGACGGCCGCGTGGTTGCTGCCTGGGGTCTGACCACTGAGCGGGAATGCGGGACGCTCCCGCACCCGCCGCGCGGTGGCATGGCCGCTGCGAGCAGCGCGATCGCCGTCGTTCCGCTCAGCCCGGCTGACAAGCCTCGCGGCCTCAGTCCGGAACTGCGCATGGGCCTGCTCGAGATGGAGTTTCAGGCGCTGCTCGATCAGATGGATCGTGACCACCAGGCCAGCCAAGCGCGCGCGCGGCGCGAGTTCGAAGCGTGGCGCACAAGGGTGGGGAGGGTGCTGGCGTTCACCGAGGTGCAGCCGGCATGACTAAGCCCAAGAGCAACCGGTCCCTGCGCTACCGGACCGAACAGGACATGCCACCAGGCATGCGGCAGCTGGTGCAGCGCGCGCCGAGCGCCACCTGCGCCCCAGCGCAGTCAGCTGGTTACCGGCCGGCCAATGCAGCGGCACTGCTCAGCACCGAGGCGAAGCCCGGCCGCGGGCGGACCAGGCACGTGGCTGGTGAGATGAACAAGACCGAGGGCGCCTATGCGGCGCACCTGGAGGCACGGAAGCGGCTCGGGCAGATCCTGTGGTTTGGCTTCGAGTGCTGGACGTTCAAGTTGGCCAAGGACACCCGCTACACGCCTGACTTCGTGGTGCAGCTGGCAGATGGCGTGCTCGAGCTGCACGAAGTGAAGGGGCGGAAGCGCGCGGACGGCAAGTACTTCGCCGAAGACGACGCGAAGGTGAAGGTCAAGGTGGCGGCAGCGGTGTTCCCGATGTTCGCCGTGAAGGTTTGCTGGCCCGACGGCGCCGGCGGTTGGAATACGGAGGATTTCTCTTGAGCGAGATGATGATTGGCAGCGCCGCCGTGCGCCGCGACGAGGCCGGGCGCTTCTGCCTTAACGACCTGCACCGTGCCTCGGGCGGGGAGCGCCGGCACCAGCCAGGCGAGTGGATCCGCCTGGGACAGACTGAAGATCTGGTCGAAGAACTGGCTAAATCCGCAGATCCCCGTAGTTACCCGATCGACACCCGGGTCGGCCGCGGCGGCGGTACCTACGTGGCGCGTGAGCTTGTGTACGCCTACGCGATGTGGATCAGCGCCGCGTTTCACCTGCAGGTGATCCGTGCTTACGACCAGCTGCAGGCCGCGCCGGCTGGGCCCAGCGCGCTGGTGGCGTTGGACGACCCGGCGACGTTGCGTGGCCTCCTGCTGACTTACACCGAGCGGGTCGAATCGCTGCAGGCGCGGGTGCACCATCAGGAGCCGCAGGTGCGCGCGCTGCAGCAGCTCTCTGGCGCCGACGGTGCGTTCAACATCACCACAGCGGCGAAGATGCTGCAGATCAAGCCGCGGCAGCTGTTCGCGTGGCTCGAGCAGAACGGCTGGATCTATCGCCGGGCCGGCAGCCGCAACTGGCTGGCATATCAGCCCCGGCTCAACACGGGCGTGCTCAGCCATAAAGCCATCGTCACCAGTGGCAGCGACGACGTCCAGCGTGTGCACGAACAGGTGCTGGTGACCGCCAAGGGTCTGACGCGGCTCGGCGAGCTGATCAACCGCGAACAGCTGGGTTGGACGCCGGCGGACCACACCCGCGGGCAGCAGCTGGCGGTGCCGGCATGAGCAACCTGCCCACATTCGAGAGCCTGGACGAGGCCGCGCACCATCTTTACCTCGCCGGCGAAGTCGGACCTATCCTGTGCCGCGTAGATGGCAGCTGCTGGCTTGCTTGGCAGGACGGTCGTTCGGAGCTGGTCTTGGACGAGGCGGGTGACGGGGACGGGTGCATCGCCGCATGAACCAGCTCACTCCATGTGCCAACTGCGGCGAGCGTCGAGTCGGTGTGCGCGTCCGCGCGGCGAAGCGTGGCGCATCGACCGCCCAGGTGGCATGCCCCATGTGCGGCGCAAAGGGTCCTTTGATCACCTCAAACGACGGCAGCGCCGTTGACGAGGCAGCTCGGCAGTGGAACAGCCTTCCAGCGGCAGTACTGCCCGAGGCGCCAGCGCGCACTGGAGGCCACGCCACGAATCGTCCTGGCCCCGAAAGCGCACGGGATCCGCTCGAGCTGCTGGCACGCATGGTCGTGTCGGGCAGTTACCGCGTGCCTGTAGAGGGCAGGGCGACACTGGCCCCGCTGAGTTCGGCCGACGTTGCTGGTGCGCTGGGGATGATGCGCGATCCGCTGGCGAAGGCGGCGGCTCTGGCGGTGGCGCTGCGCGCCGAGGGTGTGGACCTCGCTCGGTTCGGGCGGCTGGCGCTGCAGCGTGTGGTGCGCGCGCTGCACCATTACGACGGCCATGTGCCACTTGGGCTTGATTGCCCGGCAGATCGCTGGCGATTGCGCCTTGTGCTGCAGGACGCTGCCGATGACCTTGTGTGGCCCGAGCGGAAGCGTCCCTCAGCAGAGGCAGCGCGCGCGGTGAAGATGCGAAAGGGCGACTATCTCCTGGTCTACAAAATTGCAGCGGGGACGGTCCGGCAAGCGCTTGAAGATGGGCGCGGTGAGTTTCGGATTCGGCTCTTCTCTTGCGGCCAACCGTTCCGTGATTCTGCACCTGGACGAAAGCAGGCGACGCAGCCAAGGAATCGCCTTCAACCAATTACGGACATCGCCGGGAAATGAATGTGACTGAGATAAATATTCTCATGCGGCGTTATTTCTATCCTTTCTTTGTTCCTCGCTAAGATATATTCCGATATTCTCAGGTCTGCCTACTTGGCAGTAATACATCGTTTCTAAGAGTGGGCACTCGATATCGATTACCTTCTGTATCTCGGCCGTCGTCCTGAGGGAGGCGGCGGCGAATCGTTCGAGCAGTCTTTGATACCATTCTGGATGCCCGCCATTTATTTCGAAGTTTGCTTGCAGGCCGAGATCTTCATATTTTTCACGATCTATCCAGCCCTTTTCCCCGATGAAGTAATGTAAGAGATCAGATGCGTAGGACATTCTCAGGAATCCGGTAATGAAGCTCCTCCAGCTAATAAGGTCGTATCCAGTCTTCCTCAGCGCAGGTAGGAAAGCATCAACCCGATAGAGGATGCGCGCAACAAGAATTGCGGACAGGTCGGCGTTTACAGGTAGGAATGTGCCTAGCACGGTCGTAGCGCCAGACAGCAGCAGGCCATTAGCAACAGACGCATGGGAGCCGGCAAGGGCGAAGGTTGAGCAAGCACTTAACACCGCAATAGGCGGTATACGAGCCTCACCTGCAAGGCTCCAAGGATCAACGCGGTCCTGACCGATACAAAGCCAGCCATTGCCATCTTTACCGTCGTGATCTCCATGGCAGTCGAAGACCACGAGTACGCCTTCGAACTCGTTCAGTCGGGAGACTAGGGATTCGCGATCTCCTACGTCGATAAAGCGAACCTTTACATTCTCCATATTGAAGCGTTTCACAGCGCTCTCGAGAGCGTGTTTGACAGGATCTTTGTCAGAGAATGATCGAATGACTAGCACATCTTTTAGTTGGCTGGATGGCAGTAACGATACTCCCGAGGACACAGACTGGCTCAACATGAGGTTGCCAGGTGTCATGCCAATTCGAGACGTCTCATGCCGGATCATAAGGGGCAGGCCAGCAATCCGCATCCATTCCAAAGGGGCGTCCGTGACAAGAGTAATTGCTTCAGCATTCGATTCTATATCTGCCAGAATCTTGGGGCTAATGTTCTGGCTGAGGAGATCGGCCAGTTTGACGTAGCTGCTCTGCAGAAGTCTTTGTCCGCGTGGATCATTGCGCTTTGCGTGCCTTTCGATTTCGCGCAGTATGGGTGCGCAGAAATTGACAGCATTTGGCAAGCGTATCGCGGGTTGAGTTGCACTTGCGGCCAGCGCGGTGATGCCGGCCGCCACTAGTCTAAGTTCCGTCTGCCGTAGCTTAAGTAGCGCAGATGCGACCGGATCTTGGTACGGATTGGGGGGATTCTTCGGGTCGTCAACCATGATCTTGTATCCGGAGTACCCTTTGTTACGGAAAACTCCGTCCTTGATGAAATTTCGAAGTGCGCGCGATGGAATTTGCCTAAGAATTCTGTTCCAGAATCCGCCGTCAAATGAGTACAGGTGACCGCTGATCGAAGGTGCATAGAGCACAATGTCTGTCGAAGCTTCGCCGATGAAAGCTCTGGCTCTATCTACAGACCCCATGATGGCATCAGCGTACTTTCCTGGTTCAGCGGATATGACGGGCTTAGCGTCACTGGGGGAGTGACCTAGCGCCACGCACAGGAACTCATTGGGCAACGTTGCACCGGTCATGTGCGGCGCCCCCGGGGTAACTGGAAAGGGTGCTCTTAGGGGGCGAGCAAGGAAACAATGCCGAAGCGTAGGAGCTATCATCTGAGCCCACTTCCCCTTGATCGCGTTGTCCAGCAACTGCGCGATATGCGTGTCGTGGCCGAAGATGCATGTTGCGCCGATCCTGGGCTCGTTAGTCACAACAATGGCGTTGGGATGAAAGCGTGCCATGCCGATTGTGTCGATGTCCTTGGCTAGGCCAATGATCACTGGGATGCACTTTCCCCAATCTTGATCAGCCTGCATCTCTAGGAACGTTGCGACACCTACGATTGCCGCTTGCTTTCTGCCGGCACCGCTTCGCAGCTCGACGAGTGAGTTATCGCTATCAAGTATCTCAATCGGCGAGGCTGGTAGGACGGCCAGGATTTCAATCAATGGCGGGAATACATGTGAGGTAATCCCGTTTCCAAAGCCTTGAAACGGCGTGTAGCCACCATCAGCATCAGACGCAAGCAGTACATACTGCAATCGCACTTCCATGAATTCTGACGTGGTATCGTTACTTTTCATTGCTTCTCCTTTTTATCCCGCCTCTTCCGGTTCGGGATGGGCCTTTCCCTGCAGCCACGCGCCATGCAAGCGTATTCCTTTCTCTGGGGAAGGTCTGAGAAGGTTCCCGGCGCATGCCCTAGTCGCGAGGATTCGTCGAGCTTACGAATTGTGGAAAAGCGAGTCAGTGAATTTGTTGTGCCCGGGCTCCCCAAATCTATCGCGCGATAGGTCCTGTGATTTGCTTAGGCCTTACCTATCTATTCATTCAAGCCGAGCCTGCCGCGCGGGGTGGTTGATTCTAGAGTGGAATGGCCGCTCTTGGCCGAAAGCGGCCATTGGCGCCAATGGGGGAGATGCGCAAGGAGATGGCAGCATGTTTCGACATTCGGTAGGTGATCTTTCATCAATCGAGCGCACTTCAGCGAGACGGCGGTAAGGAACATTACCGCAGTTGCCGCAGTCTTCCCAATTTGGTAGGGGTACTGGTCGCTAGCGCGAGATTTCTGTTGAGCTATGCGCCTCAACGGATCTGCCGCTGCGTTCCGCAGAGGCGCGAGGGATCGAAAGCTTAATTTCGACGCAGGACCGAGACACTGCGGTAAGGAACATTACCGCAGTTGATTTGGGAACCAGAAGTAGTTCAGCCTTGCTACCGTGGGCGGAGAAATTAAGCCGCCGCATGAAGCCGTAGGCTCGGGCTCGGGAGGCTCGATCACCTGCGGCTTCGCTCTACATCCGCAACGATACAGCTCGCCTGTCGCGACCGCATGCTCAGGGGCGGGTTGCCAGATGGGTGCTGGGCCAGGCTGTAAATCCGGCGTCTGAGACTCGCGTGGTTCGACTCCACGTCGCCCCACCACTTCGAAATACGGGATTCCCGTAGTTCCTTAAATTGGTCAAGCATCGTCGTTGACGATGACATGGTGGGTTGACCCCATGGCCTGCTCCAAATTAAGGCAGAGCGGTGACCTGATGCTTGCAGGCATCAGGTCACCGCCGCAGTACACGCGTTTCAGCCGCGTGCCTTTGGCCTAGGCCCTGCCGCTCTCCGGAGAGCGCGTGCAGTTTGCTTAACAAATGTCGCAACAGCTGAGACTTTGAAAACAAAAACCCTTTTCCCCTGGCCTGGCGGCAAGACACGCCTGGCAAAGCACCTCCTACCGCTGATCAACGAGCGGCCCCACACCTGCTACGTCGAAGCATTCGCCGGCAGCGCGGCAATGCTGTTCGAGCGGCCGCCGGCAAAGATCGAGGTGCTGAATGACACGCACGGCGAGCTGGTCAGGCTCTTTCGTGTCGTCGCGAATCACCTTGACGAGTTCGTCCGCCACTTTAGGTGGTCGCTCACGAGCCGTGAGATGTATAGGTGGGCCCAGCTGCAAGACGTCGAGACCCTCACCGACATCCAGCGCGCGGCCCGGTTCTACTACCTGCAGAAGATGAGCTTCGGCGCCAAGCTGCAAGGCCAAACGTTTGGCGTGGGTCCGACCTCAACCAAACGGATCAACCTGCTGCGGCTGGAGCAGGACCTCAGCGATGCACACCTTCGGCTTCAAGGCGTCGTGGTTGAAAACCTGGGCTGGCAGCGATGTGTCGAAAAATACGACCGGACCGAGACGCTGTTCTTCCTGGACCCTCCGTATTGGGAGACCACCGGCTACGGTAAGCCTTTCCCCTTGCAGCAGTACGAGCAACTCGCGACGACGATGGCAAGCCTGAAGGGAAGGGCAATCCTCACCATCAACGACCACCCCGAGATGCGCAGTGTGTTCGACCAGTTCCAATGCACGGCCGTACCGATTCGCTACACCGTTGGCGGGGGCGCTGGCGTTGCTCGGACTGAGCTGATCTACACCACATAGCCGAGCCTCGGCTCAAATATTCAACCGCCCGTCCCGAGACCGGACCAACCCTCGCGCAGAGCCGGCAGCGGGTCGGGCACCTATGCAGGAGACCCCATGGTGAGCATTGAAACAGTCGCCGCCGGCATGGGGTTCTCACCGGCCCTGGCACTGGCCCTTGAGCAGGCATGCCATCGATTCGGCATTAACACAGAGCTTCGGGTTTGCCACTTCCTGGCGCAGGTGGCGCACGAGAGCGGCACCGGCCGCTGGCTCAAGGAGCTGTGGGGGCCCACCCCCGCGCAGACGCGATACGAAGGCCGCAAGGATCTTGGCAACACCCGGCCTGGTGATGGCTTCCGTTTCCGTGGCCGTGGCGGCATACAGCTGACTGGCCGCGACAACTACGCCAAGTACAGCCTGGCGATCTACGGTGACGACCGCGCAGTGCGGAGTCCGGACCTGGTCGCCGCGCTACCCGACGCTGCACTGGCAGCCGGCTATTTCTGGAGCCGCGATGGTATCAACGCACTCGCCGATCGGGACGACTTGCTAGCGGTAAGCCGGGCCGTGAACCTTGGCTCGCCCGACAGCAAAGGTATGCCGAACGGCTTGGAAGACCGCAAGCAGAAGCTGAAGCTTGCGAAGGCTGGCTATGCAAGGTTGATGGGCCGATGACTGAACCAGTGAGTACCCTCAAGATCGTCGTCGGCGCGTTCACCGCTGCCGTGGTGGGTCCGGCCACTGCTGACGCCCTCCGGCAGGCCGAGCGGGTAATCCTCGGCGTGCCTCAGTCAGTGCTGCTGGTGGCCATCGCTGGCGCACTCATCGGCGTGCTGCTGCTCCCGGAGAAGGACGCAGAGCGCGTCTCTGCCGACGCAGCCCGCCCGCGCGGACGTCGCTGGATCCAGAGCGGCACCCGCCTGCTGGCCTTGGCTGTCGCGGTGATCGCATACGCAATCCTCGCCGCCTGGGTCATAGCTGTCGCAGGCTTCTGGTTCCCCTCACTCGCCGGCGCGCCCCAGCTGCCGCTGGCAGGCATCTCCGGAGTCGTCATCCGCCGCCTGCTGCCGAGCTACCTCAAGCTGGTAGAGCGGGCGACTGGCGCAAATGGAGGCACGTCCCCATGAACAACGTTCTGCAACTGCTCTCCGCCCTCTGGGCCCTGATCGTCGGTTGGCTTACGGGCATCGTCCGGTGGCTGAGAAAGCCTGGCAGCGTCGTAAAGGTTTGCTGCGCGGTGCTGGCGTTCGGCTGTCTCGTCTCCGGTCTGACCGCATACGAGCGGGAACAGCGAATCCAAGAGCTCAGTGCACAGGTGGTCAAGGTCAGGGCCGACTGGCGCGCGGATGCCAACCGCCTACAGGCCGACGTGGACGCCAGGGATGCGCGGCTTGCCGAAGTAGCGACCGTGTTGCGAGCGGAGGCGGACAAGCTGGAACGGCTCAGGGAGGAAAGCGCGAAGGCGCTCAATGACCTAGCCGGCAGGATTGAGGCGTCTGAACGTGATGCAGCGACTTGGAAAGAGCGATACGAAGATCGCCCCGACACCTGCAAGGCCGCTCTGGAGCTGCTCGATTCCGCCTGCCCAGCACTCAAGGGGTACTGAAATGCGCCGTATCACCATCACAGCTGCCTTCTTGCTGACCGCATGCGCCGGTCAGCAGCCCAAGGTCAATCCGCCAGCTACCACGGTTGTGGAAGTTCCAGTGGCGACCTACGTACCCATTGACTCAGCGCTGACGAAGCGCTGCGTGTGGAGCCGTGATCGTGAACCCTCCGAGGTGTTCGCTGTCAGCAACGGCCGGAAACGCTGCTTGCTGCAGTACGAAGCCCAGTTCGACGGGGTAGAGCAGATCCAGGGGAAGCCGATCCCCGGTGGCTGACTGGGCTTCGCTCCTGCCGCCTCCGTTTCACCGGCCCATCTGTGGAACAGGTCACGTGAAACCTCTCGATCCTGGCTATCAACAGGGTATCCACAGAAAGCTGAACGGGCGGGGCCCCTGACGACATCTGTCGCTACCGGGGGGGATTCGGACCCCGGTTATTAAGCGTTTTCCGGCCCCTAGGATGCTCCACCACAGGGCCCGCGTTTTGTCGGATTTCCCCGGGAGAAAGCGCACTTTTTAGGTAGGACGACCTGTACATCGAGTAGGACATGGCCGACATTCGTGACTTCTCTCCAGGCTGGTCAGTCGCCCGCCTGGCGGACGAGTTCGGCATGGACCGGCGAACCGCCGCCAAGCGGCTGCGAGACGCTGGCGTTGCGCCCTTTGGCAAGCGTGCTGGCCACGACGTCTACCGCTTGGCCGACGCCGCCGTCGCTTTGGTGCAGGTGCCAGGCGTCGTTGACGCGGATGGCGTCGTCGACCCGCGCGATTTGCCCCCGATGGAGCGCCGGGCGTTCTACCAATCTGAAAACGAACGGCTGAAGGTCGAAACCACGACCGGACAGCTTGTACCTGCCGCCGAGGTCGAGGCCGACTACGCCGAGTTGGTGAAAAAGGTCGTGCAGTTCTTCGACACCCTCCCGGACGTTCTCGAGCGCAAGGCGGGGCTGACCCCGGAACAGGTGGTGAAGGTCCAGGACGCCTGTGATGGCGTGCGCCAGACGATGTTCGAGGCAATAACCGATGACCTACGCGACAGCGCGTGAGCTGCGCGGCGGCGTAGCGGAGATGATCAGGCCGCCCAGGCGCATCAAGGTCAGCGAGGGCGCGAAAGCGCTGCACGTGGCCAACGCCAGCGGCGCTGCAGGCAAGTGGGATCCCTCGGTGTCGCCCTATATGGTCCAGCCGCTGGACATGACGGGCAGCCGGCACTACGAAGCAGTGGTGTTCGTCGGGCCGGCGCGGTCCGGCAAGACGATCTCTCTCATCGATGCGCGCTTGGCCTACCTGATCACCTGCAACCCGGCCGACACCATGGTCGTGCAGATGTCCAAGGACGCTGCGGAGGACTACAGCAAGACCCGTATCGCACGTGGCATCGCGGCCAGCCCAGAGCTTCGCAAGCGGCTCAGTCCACGCGCGCATGATGACAATATCCTGCTGAAGTTCTTCCGGTCAGGGATGTCGCTGCGCATGGGATGGCCGTCCATCTCGGTGCTGTCCGGCAAGGACATCCACGACGTGCTGATGACGGACGTGGATAACTACACCGGCGACCTGGGAATCGACGAGTGCTTCGGCCTGGCGCTCAAGCGGACGCAGACCTTCATGTCAGCGGGCATGGTCGTAGCCGAGTCAAGCCCTGCCACGGATTACACCGACGGTGCCTGGAAGCCAACGCACCCTCACCACGGCCCGCCCGCTGCCGGTATCGCGGCGCTTTATGCGCGCGGCGATCGCCGGCGTTGGTACTGGCCGTGCCCGGAGTGCGGGGAGCGGTTCATGGCGGCTCCCGGCTACGACGGGTTCGCTCTGCCGCCGATGGACGAGCTGCTCGAGCGCGTGCTGGTGGACGACATCCAGCAGATGGCCAGGCATTACTCCCTGCTGCACTGCCCGAGCTGCGGCGTGGGCTTGGACCATCGCTGGAAGGACGACATGAACCAGGCCGGTGTGTGGGCCGGCGAGGGGCAGATCGTTCATCCGGACGGCAGTATCAGCGGCGATCCGCTGGAGACGCGCATTGCCAGTTACTGGCTGGGCGGCGTTGCTGCGGCGTACCAGTCCTGGGAGTCGCTGATCGAGCGATACCTGCAGGCGATGCGCACCTTTGCCAGCACGGGCGAAGAACGGCCGTTGAAGACGACGCACAACGTCGACGGCGCCATCAATTACGTGCCGATGGCGGCAAGGTCCTCCAGCGATCCGAACGAAATGAAGGAGCGAGCAGAGACGTGGCCGTCAGGCTACGTGCCTGCCGGCGTGCGCTTCCTCGTCGCGACCGTGGACAACCAAGCTAACCGGTTCGTGGTGCTGATTCTGGGGTTCGGCGTGAACGAATCGGGCCAGCTGGAGCGTTGGGTGGTGGATTCCTTCACGCTGCGCACGTCGACACGTCCGGACGGTTCCGGTGGCTTCCTGCCGCTCGACCCGCCGAAGTACCTCGAGGACTGGGAGCGGCTGGTCGACAAGGTCATCACCAGGCGCTATCCGCTAAGCGATGAAACCGGCCGCAGCATGCCAATTCGCGCCGTCGGCATCGACTGGGGCGGCAAGTCAGGCACGTCGGTGCGAGCACTGGAGTTCTGGCGGTCGCTCAAGAAGCGCCAGTTGCACGGGCGCGTCCGCTTGGTGAAGGGCGGTACGAAGCGGGACGCCGCGCTGTTCAAGGAAACGTATCCCGACAGCAGCAAGCGAAAGGACCGTAAATCCGGCTCAGCCGGCGACGTTCCACAGCTTCTGCTTAACGCTGATCGGCTGAAAGACACGGTCGACGCAAACGTCAAGCGTGCCGAGCCGGGCCCTGGCTTTTACCACTTTCCGGACTGGCTGCCGGAGGCCTTCTACGCAGAGCTGACCGCAGAGACTCGCACAGCAAATGGCTGGAAGAACCTCGCCGGACGCCGCAACGAAGCCTTCGACTTGAGCTACTACGCCGAGGGCCTAGCGCTTTGGCTGAAGGTCCCGTCGATCGACTGGAAGGCAGCACCTGCGTGGGCGGCCGAATGGGACGACAACCCCGATGTTAGGGCCGACGATGTTGCGCTGCCACCGCCGCGCACCCGGACCCGACGCGTTATTCGAAGTAAGTACCTGGGACGCTGATATGGCATTCACCAATGAGCAAATCGCTGTGCTGGAAGGCGCGATCGCCAGCGGGATATTGACCGTGCGGTACGCCGATCGCACCGTCACCTATCAGAGCCTGAAGGAGATGCGCATCACGTTGCGGCAGATGCGCGGCGAGATGGCGGCGCAGGTGCCTGGCAGGCCGCGCGCGCGGCGCACCATCCGCCTCTACCAGTCGGGCAGCGGCAATGTCTGAGGTCGACGAGAGCACCTACCGCGCTGCTGGCATGGGGCGAAGGCTGCGGATGTTCCGGCCGGCGTCGCTCGGGCCGAACGCAGCGCTGCTCAGCCTGCCCACCGTGCTGGCGCGCGCGCGCCACTTGGCACGCAACGATCCGTGGATGGTCAGCGCTCTCAACAAGAGCGTGTCCAACGGCATCGCGACTGGCATCCAAGCCAAGGGAATCTGGGGCACGAAAGCTCACAAGGCCCAAGTTGCAGGCCTGTGGAAGCGCTGGGGGAAATATGCCGACGCCGATGGCGTGCTGGACTGGTCTGGGCTCCAAGCTTTGGCCTGGCGTGAATGGAAGGAGGCCGGGGAGGTGTTTGCGCGGATCCGGTTCCGCCGTCCGGAGGACGGACTGCCCGTGCCGCTGCAGGTGCAGCTGATCGAGTCGGAACAGTGCCCGCAGCATTACTACGGCGTGGCCAGCAATGGCAATGCGATCCGCCAGGGCATCGAGTTCGATCGCATCGGGCGCCGCGTGGCCTACTGGATGTACCGCGAGCACCCGGGCGACTTCCAAGCCGCGACCAATGGCAGTGAACTGGTCCGCGTGCCGGCGGAGCAGGTCATGCACCTGTACCGCCCCAACCGCGCAGGTGCCATCCGGGGCGTGCCGACCTCCGCGCCGGCACTGCTGCGGATGTTCAACCTGGACCGCCTCGATGACGCGGTGCTGGAACGACAGGCGATTGCCAACCTCTTCGCGGGCTTCTTCACCACGCCTGAGCCCCAAGAAGACGCTGAGGCAACGCCGCTGGGTGACCTGGCCACCGGTGATGATATCGACGGGACGCCGTTGGGCGGCCTCGAGCCTGCGACCATGCAGGAGCTGCCGCCGGGCTACAAGGTTGAGTTCGCCAATCCGCCCAGCGCAGGGTCTGACTACGCGGAGTTCCTGCGTGGACATCTGCTTGCGATCAGCGCGAGCCAGGACGTGCCCTACGAAGTGCTCACCGGCGACCTGCGCAACGTCTCCGACCGTGCCCTGCGGCTGATCCTCAACGAGTTCAGGCGGGTAATCGAGCAGGACCAGTGGCTCTACATGATCCCGATGTTCTGCCAGCGAGTGCGCGACGCCTTCTACGACCAGGCGGTGCTGTCAGGCCTGCTCCTGGTGCCAGGGTATGCCGAGCTGCGCGACGAAGTGACCGAGACCCTGTGGGTGCCGGAAGGCTGGCCGTGGAGCCACCCCGTGCAGGACGTGAGCGCAGAGCTGAAGGCTGTGCGGGCTGGCTTCAAATCGCGCTCCAAGGTGGTCTTGGGGGCCGGCGAGGATCCCGAGCAGGTGGACGAAGAGAACGAGGCCGATAACCAGCGGACCGATGACAAGGGCCTGATCTACGACAGCGACCCCCGCCGTACCAATGGCTCAGGCGCGCTGCAAGGCGCTGCGGAAGACAAAGGCGCCGCCGGCGCCGCAGACCCCAATGAGGAAGATGATGAACAGTAAGCCCGGCCTTCTGGCCCGTATCTTCGGCCGCGGCAGCCGCGCGCCGGTCGTGTCGTCGCTCGCGGCGGTCGCGCTCAACAGCCCGCTGCTGGTGCACCAAGTCCACGGCGAAGCCATCATCGGTGCCTACCTGACTGGCGAGGTCACCAGCGCTGACACCGAAATGCGCACCGAGCGCCTGGAGCTGCCTGACGCTGGCGACACCGTTGCGCCCGATCGCTCGCTGATCGGCGTCATCAACGTATCCGGCGCGCTGGTCAATCGTCCGATGCCCGGTCCCAGCGGTGCCGGCCCCATGAGCTACGCAGCTCTGCGCGGTACTTTCGACGAGCTGATCGAGGACGACCGGGTAAGCACCATCATCCTGCGTCTCGATTCGCCCGGCGGAATGGCGGCGGGATGCTTCGACCTGGTGGATCACATCTACGCCGCCCGCGGCAAGAAGCCGATCTATGCACTGGTCGACGACAACGCGTATTCGGCCTGCTTCGCGCTGGCCACGGCCTGTGATGAAATCTGGATCAGCCGCACCGGCGGCGTCGGCTCGGTCGGCGTAGTGGCCTACCACTACGACTGGAGCGCAGCCGACGAACGCATGGGCCTGCGAGCGACGCCGATCTACGCGGGTTCCCGCAAGGTGGACCTTAGCCCGCACATGCCCCTGAGCGACGAGGCACGCGCCTCGGCGCAGGCCAACATTGATGCGCTTTACGGCATGTTCGTCGACACCGTGGCCCGCAACCTCAGCATCGATGCGGATGCGGTGCGTGCCACCGAGGCCGCGTGCTTCCAAGGGCAGGCGGCAGTCGATGCGGGCTTCGCCACGCGCCTTGGTACCTGGCACGACCTGCTGGCGCATGTCGGCGCTGAGGGAGCGCCGAGTTCTGCGGCGCCTGGTGATCCGGAGGCCGACGACATCGAGGCATCTGCTGCAACCGTAGAGCCGGGGGCTGCGCTGGGTGACGCCGCGCCAGCAGGGCCGGAGACGGCTGCCACGACGGCATCCCCTGCGGCCGCATTGGCCAGCGCGGTTGCCGGCAGCGACCTGCCCTCGGATATCGGAATCGCTCTGATTCGCCGCGGCGTCAAAGGCGGGGAAGGGGCAGAGGAAGCGCTTGCATACGCCGTCGCGGTGCAGGACGCATGCGCGGCCGCACTGCGGGACGGTGCTTCGCTTGCGCCGGGTTTCATCAAGGAGAACACCGATCTGGCGACGGTTCGCACGCAGCTGCTGTCCATGAAAGCCACGGAAGGCGAGAGCACCCAGATCGTGACCACCACGCCGGCGGCGGATGCCGCGAAACAGGCCAACCCGGCGAAGGCCCAGCTGGATCCCAACCACATCTATCAAATGCGAGCGAGGTAAAGAAACATGGAAATCAACCTGAAAGGCGTGCGCAACGCCGAGTTCCTGCTGTCGGAGGCAGGCGGCCAGCGGAGCCGCGAACTGGTCGTGCTGCCGGCCGGCCAGGGCGTGCTGCCGGCCGGGGCCCTGCTGAAGGCCGACAACACCGCGGCGGAAGATGGCGCCGAGGCAGTGAAGGTCCTCTATGGTGCGGTGGACACCGGTGAGCCCGGAACGGAGATGCCCTCGAAGGGCACTGCGGTGGTGTGTGACGCCGAGGTGTTCGGCGAGATGCTTTCCTACGGCAATGCCACCGACGACCAGAAACTGCTCAGTGCGCTGAGCCTGGCCGAGTCCGGAATCATCGTGCGGTGGACCAAGAAGCCGGTTGCATCCAACACCGCCGACAATCTGAAGTTCTCCTCCGCTCCCGCCGCCGGCACGGCAGGTGTCGTTGTGGATCCGGTGGTGGCCAAGATCAAGGACATCTTCGGCGGCCTGGTCACTGGTAGCGCGGCGAGCGTGACGCTTGCGAAAGCCACCGGCCCGGGCAACGTCGTCGGCGGTGGGGCGAAGGCTGCCGTCAACGGTGTGGTGACCTGGGACGCGGTGACGTTCTCGGCTGCGGGCGACTACACCCTGAAGGTCACCGCCGCTGGCCTGGGCGAAGCCATCACCGAGACCATCACCATTGCCGCCGCTGGCGGCGCGTAACAGCCGCACCGCTTGCTTACCAAGGCCCCGCTCAGTCGGGGCCTTTTTCATTCCCCCGATCTACCACAGGACTCACCCACTATGGATCTGGCAACTCTGCTCGCACTGGGCGTACTGACCTTCGATCAGCTCAACGCCTACATCAACAACCTGCCGCGTATCCACACCCGGATCGCGGACATGAACCTGTTCCAGGAAGACGGCCTGGTCGGCACCACCATCGTCAAGGTCGGCCTGGCCGGCGACAAACTGGTGCTGGTGCCGAACGTGCCGCGCGGCTCGCCGGCTCAGCCCAAGGGCCTGACCCGTGGCAAGGTCAAGCTGCTGGAGACCACCCACTTGCCGCAGCGCTCCACGGTGATGGCCGACCAGCTGCTGGGCGTGTATGACCCGGTCAACGATCCGACGGGCACCAACGTGGCCTCGGTCGTGAATGCCCTGCAGGCCATCCACAAGCGCGACCTGGACTACACCATCGAGTACCACCGCATCGGCGCCCTGCGCGGCGAGGTGCTGGACGCCGACGGCTCGACCATTGTCGATCTGTACGAGGAGTTCGGCGTTGAGCCGACCGTGCTGGGCCTCCAGCTCGGTACCGCTGATACCCGCGTGCGTGCCAAGGTGCTGGCGATCAAGCGCGAGATCGAAGCCAAGCTGGGCGGGGTGCCGCACCGTGGCATCCACGTCTTCTGCAGCGCCAGCTTCTTCGATGACCTGACTGAGCACAAGCAGGTGAAGGACGCCTACGCGCGCTGGCAGGACGGCGCCGCCCTGCGTGATGACATGCGCCAGGGATTCACCTTCGCGGGCGTGACCTTCGAGGAGCTGCCGGGCGGCATCGGCGAAAATCCGTTCATCCCGGAAGGCGAAGCTATCGCGTTCCCGCTGGGCGTGCCGGACATGTTCATCACGCGCTTCGCCCCGGCCGACTACTTGGAAACCGTCCGCACCAAGGGCCTGCCGTACTACACCAAGACGGCCAAGCTGCGCATGGACAAGGGCATCGAGCTGGAAAGCCAGTCCAACCCCCTGAGCCTCAACACCCGCCCGGACGCGGTGGTGCGGCTGAAGCGTGGCGCGGACGACTCCGAAGAGTAAGCCGCCGGCACCCGGCCCGCATCAGCGGGCCGGGTGAGGGAGCACACCATGGCCCAGATCAAAATCGGCGTAGATCCGGACGGTTTGTTCGATCGCCAGCTGACCGAGCTGGAGACCCAACAGGTTCCTTTCGCCGCGCGCCAGGCATCCAACGCCGTCGCCTTTGAGATACGCGAGCGCTGGAAGCGCACGGCCCCGCGCGTCTTCGACAGGCCCACGCCGCTCACGGTCAATGCGGCCATGTACCGCAAGGCCACGAAGGAGCAGCCCTACGCGGAAATCTTCATCCGTGATGAAGCCTTCAAGGGCACGCCGCCGGCTAAGTACCTGCTGGCTGAGGTAGAGGGTGGTGAGCGTCGTAAAAAGGGGTTCGAGCGGTTGCTGCAGCAGCGCGGCCTGCTCTCGCCCAGCCAGTTCGCTGTCTTGGGCAGGGGGGCGAACGCCAACGCCTACGGGAATCTTCCTGCAGGCCAGATCACCAGAATCCTGTCGCAGCTGGGCGCATCCCGCGACCAGTACCAGGACCAGACCGACGTCAGCACCAAGCGCCGCCGGCGGTCCAAGAAGAAGCGAGGCGGCGAGTACTTCGTGCTGCCCAAGCGTCGGGGCGCGCTGCGGCCCGGTATCTATGAGCGCATCGCTACCCCGTGGGGCTCAGCAGTGCGCTCGATCTTCATCTTTACCGGCACCGCCAAATACCGTCCGCGCTACGACATCTTCGGCATGGCCGACGACACCTGGAAGAGGCTGATGCCGTTCTTCCTGAAGCGCGAGCTGGAGAAGGCCATGCAAACCGCCAGGCCCAGAGAATGAACCAGAAAGCGTTTCTCCGAGGCATCGACGCCCTCATGTTCGCTGCCTTCAAGGGAGCCGGAATCGCCGATGGGGCTACCTATCAGCACAGCGTGGCCACTCCGGTACCGGTGCCGTGCACCGCCCTCCACGACGAGGGGGTGCAGGACTTCGACGAGGAGGGCGTTGCGGTGAGCACGCCGTATAACCGCGTCACCCTGCAGCTGGCTGAAGTCTCGCCGCGAGGCGGTGGCATCGTGCAGATCGACGCCACAGGCCGACGGCTGAAGCTCGAGCAGAAGATCCGCGGCGATGAGTCGTCTCAGGTCTGGGAGGTATCCAATGCATAGCCCGAGCCCGCGCCGTCTCTTGCTCGACGCCTTTGCCGAGTGCCTGTCGGTCATCTCGACCAACGACGGCTACAGGACCAACGTCGGGGCGGACTGGACGCTGGAACCGCGTCCTGGTGACGCCACCAGCACCGGCGTTTTCACCGCGCTGATTGAAAAGCAGCAGCGCGCCGCTGACGCCGCTCTGGTGCAGACCCACCGCCTTACCACCGTAGCTGTCATCGCAAAGCTGCCGGCGGACACCGATCGCCTGCAGGAGCGTCTGGACGATCTGGTAACCGACATCGAGATGGCGATGTCCCAGAAACAACGCAGGTTCCCGCCTGGCTTCACGTACCCCGTCTATCTGGGTATGGAACCGCTGATGCCGGAGTCGGCAGCCGCCGGCTGGGTGGGCGTTTCCGTGACCTACCAGTCCCACATCCCCAAGTAACCAGCCGCTCAGCGGCACCACCGGAGAAACACCATGGCCAAAGATTACAGCTACCTCGGAAGCGGCATCATCCTGATCCGCGAATGGAACAGCGGGCAGCCGCTGGAAGAGATCGGCAACGTGTCGGCGTACAACTTCTCGCCGCAGACCAACACCATCGAGCTGGCTGATGGCCAGAATCCGGGCGGCGGGCCGGCCAACAGCGTCGATCGCGTAACCGGGTACAACCTGTCCTACACCTTCCACGACTTCAAGCCCTCCAACTTCGCGCGCTCGCTGCGCGGCAAGGCCACGGCAGTGGCGGCCGCCACCATCGCGGAAGAAGCCGCAGCTGCCGCGATCGGCGCGTTCGTACCGCTGGCCCGGATCGCCGCCGAGGTCAACAGCGTCAAGAACACTGCCGGTACCACTACCTACGAGGCCGGCAAGGATTACCGCCTGGAGCGCGGCATGCTGTTCATCCCGGCCGGATCGACGATTCCCGCGGCCGTGAACGGGGTGTCCAACATCAAGGTCAGCTACAAGCACGGCGCCATCGGCCGTGTGGAAGTTGGCGTCACCTCCCAGAAGTTCTACGAGGTCCACTTCGTTGGCATCAACGAGGCCCAGGGCGGCAAGCTGGTCCGCGCGATCGCGCACAAGGTGAAGGGCGGCATGCTCAACGAAATGGGGCTGCTCGGCGACCAGTTCGCCGCCGGCACCGTCGCCGGCGCGCTGGTAAAGGATTCGGCCAAGGCCACCGGCCCGGACATCTCGCCCTACTTCTACTGGGAACAGGAGGAGTAAGGCATGGACGGCTTCGAAGTGGTGACGCCGCCGACGGCGCAGGTTTCGTTCCGTGGCGAGGTGCTGGAAGTGGGGCCGTTGCGGCTGGAGCAGCTGGCCCCCTTCATCACCGCCGCGCGTTCGATCATCGGGCGTGTGGTGATGGCGGCGGGGCTGCTGGGCGAGGGCGCCCAGATGGAAACTGGTGCTGTAGTGCTGGACCTGCTCGAGCAGGATGCTCCGGCTTTCGCCTCGGCCCTCTCCATCGTCACCGACCGGCCGGCCGACTGGATCGCCAAGGGCACCGTGGACGAGGTGGCCAGCCTGGTGGAGGCGGTCGTCGGGTTGAATCGCGATTTTTTCGCCCGACGGCTTCCGCACCTGGTGGCAAAGGTGGCGAAGCCGAAGATTCCGCCGACCACGGATGGGGAGACCTCATCCACCAGCTCATCGCCTGCGGACACCAGCGCCGCGACATCCTGACCTACACCTTGGCCCAACTGCGGGCCTTTGTCGCCGCTGCTGCCCGCGCCGAGCGCCAGCAGCGCGCAGGCATGGCGGTCGCCATGCGACTTGCCATGACGCCTGACCAAGCCGCGTGGGCGCAGTATCTGAAGGAGAACCTGCATGGCTGAGCCCACTGCCAATCTGCGTGTGCGCCTCAGTGCGGACATCGACGACATCAAGCAGGGCATGGCGGTCCTGCGCCGGGAGCTGCGGCAGACGCAGAGCGAAGCGGCGCGCCCACTGCCGAAGAACAACGGCATCGCCCAACTGGGCGTCAGCGCCGGCCAGACGCAGCAGGCACTGCGCCAGCTTCCTGCCCAATTCACCGACGTCTTCACCAGCCTGCAGGGTGGGATGCCGTGGTTCACCGTGCTGGTGCAGCAGGGCGGCCAGATAAAGGACAGCTTCGGCGGTGTCGAGCCGGCGCTGAAGGGCGTGTCCTCGGCGGTGCTGGGGATGGTAACCCCCGTCACCGCGGCGGCCGCCGCCGTCGGCGTGCTGGTGTACGCCTGGTACGACGCCGAGAAGCAGCAGGAAGCCTACGTGCGGGCGCTGGTGCTGTCCCGTAATGAGGGCGAGGCAACCACGCTGAGCCTGATCAACCTGGCCAAGCGCACCACAGATGCGATGCAGGTCACTGCCGGCGCAGGTGCCGAAGTGGCTCAGGCGATTGGCGCAAACGGACAGGTCGCCGCCCAGAACATGCAGGCCGTGGCCAACGCAGCCATTGCAGTGAAGGAGCTGACCGGCCAGGCCGTCGATGAGACGGTGGCCAACTACGGGAAGCTGGCCGACGCGCCGGTCAAGAACGCCCAGAAGCTTAATGAGCAGGTCAACTTCATGACCGTCGCGCTCTACGAGCAGATCAAGGCGTTGCAGGAGCAAGGGCGGAATCAGGACGCGGCCACCCTGATCACCAGAGCCGCCTCGGACGAAACGGTCATGGCACTGGCGAAGGTGCGTGCCAGCCAGAACCCCGTCATTCGTGGGTTCAAGGATTTGTTCGCTGAGGCCACCAAGGCGTGGGGGGCAATGCAGGCGAAGGCCGGCTTTGGCGCAGCCGGTGCCCAGATGCAGGAGATGTTGGCCCGCAATCAGACCGATTTGGCACGGCTCAATCAGCTCAGTGCGCTGCCGGGGGCGAGCCGCAGCTACATCTCCCAGCTCGAGAACGACATCAAGGAGCGGTCGGCCAAGATCAAGGCCATCGCCGCTGACGTGGCGAAAGAGCGCAAGGATGCCGAAGTGAAGGCGGCGCAGGCCGTATCAGCCGACTACGTCAGCGCCATGGACGCCATCATCGACGCAGAGGCCAGCAAGGAAGAAAAGAAGCGCCGGGAAATCGCACAAGTCGCCGGCCAGGCCGATCAGGCCATTCGACGCGCCCAGGCAGCCAACCTCCTGAAGGAGGTGGCCACGCTCGAGGACAAGAAAGCGCAGGCCCTGGCCGCGATCGAGAAGAAATACGAAGAGAAGAAGCCCAAGGGCGGCAGCACAGCCAACGCGTCGCGCGCTGCAGGGCTGCAGGGCTACCGCGATGATTTGCTGCAGGAACAGGCCACCATCACGGCCGGCACTCAGTTGCTGCGTGCGCAGTATTCCGCCCGTGAGATCACGGCCACCGAGTACTACCGCCGGATGCGTGACCTGGCGCAGGCCAGCACGGACGCCGAGGCGCGCTCGCTCGAACGCCAGATCGCCTTCCTGAAGCAGCAGAACGTTGCCGGCAAGGACGGAATCAGCGTCAGCCGGCAGCTGGGTGACCTCGAGGCGCGCCTGGCCAAGGTGCGCACCGAGGGTGCAAGCAAGCTTGAAGTGCTGGCGACCGAGGAAACCGCCACCGCGCGCAGCCGCACCAACGTCATCGCCGCCTACGCCAATGCGATGGATGCGAGCAATCAGGCGCTGGAGCGCCAGATGCGTGCTGTGGCTGGGCGTGTCGGGATGGGAGAGCGCGAATACGAGATCCAGCAACGCATCAACGATGCCTACGGCGACCAGGCGGACAAGCTGCGGGAGCTTCAGCTGCAGCTAAACGCATCCCAGATCGATCAGGAGACGTTCGAAGCTGAGCGTGCGGTGCTGCTCGCAAAGACCACCGATCGCCTGCAGATCGTGCGTGAAGGGTATGCCCAGCTGGCGGTTGCCGAAGGCAGCTGGCTCAACGGTGCGCGCGCTGCATGGGCGGACTACCAGCAGCAAGCATCCAATGCTGCCGAGCAGCTTGGTGCTGTGGCCACGAACGTGTTCAGCGGGATGGAAGATGCTTGGACGAAGTTCACGACCGGCGGAAAGATCAGTTTCTCGGATCTCACGCGCTCGGTAATCGCCGACCTGTCCCGCATTGCCTTCCGCCAGGCAGCGATGGGCATCTTCAACTCGGCGCTGGGCAGCACCATCGGTCCGGTGGTGCGCGAGAAGATCAGCTTTGACACCGGCGGCTACACCGGGCCAGGCGGCATCCATGAGCCTGCAGGCATCGTGCACAAGGGAGAGGTGGTCTGGTCGCAGGCCGATGTCGCCCGGGCTGGCGGGGTTGGGATTGTTGAAGCAATGCGCCGTGGGCTGATGGGCTACGCGACGGGCGGCGCAGTGGGCGGCGGCAATCCTTCCGTGGCTGGATTCGGCGCACTCAATGTCATCGTCAAGAACGCACCGGCCGGCACAACGGCGACCGCAACGCGCGGGCCCGGCGGTTTCGATGTCGAGGTGCTGCTTGGCCAGCTCGATGACGCGCTCGGCGGGCGCATCGCCAGTGGCAGCGGTACCACCTACGCGGCCATGCGGGGCCGGTTTGGCTTGGAGGACACGCTCTGATGGCACAGCTTCCCAGCACCGCCTTGGTGATGTTCAGCAACCTGCAGAACGGCTTCGATCCGTCGGTCCAGCGGGATGAGATGGAACGCGGCCCGGCAAAGGAAAGGGTCCTCAACAGCACGGTCGCCATGACGCAGGCCCTCTCGCTCTACTTCGAAACCCTTGCCGCCGCAAACGAGTTCGAGGCCTGGTACTTCGATGTGATCGGCCGGATTGGGTGGTTCACCATGCGCCACCCGTATCGCGGGACCAACATCACCGTCCGCTTCATCAAGGGCGATATCGGCCAGCTGGTCCCCGACCAGCACGGCCTGGGCGACTACCGGCGCGACACCGTCGTGGAATACATGCGATGAGCACTTTTACCGAGCGGCGCCAGCGCGTCACGGACCCGGTAGGCACCTTGGCCCTACTGGAAGTCTCGGCACCTTCGTTTGCCGAAACCCTGCGCATCTGCAACGACCAGCGGGACTGGGTAAGCCAAGGCCTGACCTTCGTTGGGGCTCAATTCGGCTTCAAGCTGCCCGATGACGTCAACGGCCAGGCCCCGCGCGCGCAGCTGGTGATCAGCAACGTTGGCCGGGCTATCACCGAAGACCTGGAGCGGTTGGCGCCTGGTGAGCTGGTCACAGCGCGCCTGATGATCACCGACCGGGCAGACGTGAACGTCATCGAGCAGGATCACTTCCTGCCGATGATGACCGTATCGGTGACCCCGCAGGCTGCCACCTCCGCTTGCGGGGTGGATTTCTTCACACGGCAGCAGGCCGTTCGGTTGCGCTTCAACGCGCACATCGCCCCGGGCATCTACTGATGCGGCCTTCAGATGTCGAGCCGTTCACGCTCATCCCCTACGACCCTGATTCAGCCGATTGCGCGGACCTGGTGGTGAGGGTCCAGCGCGAACTCTTCGGTCGGCACGTCGAGATGCCCAGCCGCCGGCCGCGCGGCGCGCGCGGCGAGGCCGAGCTGGGGGCGCTCTCCCGGCCCTATGCACGATTACGGGAGGGGCCGCCGCAGGACGGCGATCTGGTCCTGATGTTCGACCACGGACAACGAAACCCCGGCCACGCCGGGGTTTTCTTCTTTCTGGCCCATGAGGGCTGGGTACTCCACAGCAACGAGCGCCACGGGTGCAGCGTCCTGCACCGCGCGCGCGAGCTGCAGGGCTTTGGCCTGCGCATCGAAGGAATCTACGAATGGGTCTGATGGATAGCCCGGCCGCCAGCGGCCGACTGATCGTGACGCCGCACCCGGTGCTGGTGGATGGCCAGCGCAACCAGCCGGCGGACCTGCGCCCGGGCGAATCCCTCTGCGCCTTCCTGCATCGTCACGTGACCGACCTCGACGACCAAGAATGGGTGGTGCTGATCGGCGGCCGCGGCGGCCGCGGCGATCGCGGCATCCCTCGCGACATGTGGCCCTTCGTGTACCCGAAGCATGGCCAGGTGATTGAGCTCCGTGGGGCGGTGGGCCGCTCCGCCGTTGCGCTGGTGGCCACCCTGGCGCTGACCTACTTCACCTTCGGCTTCGGCACGTTGGCGACGTGGGGCGCCGGCGCCGCGGTGCAAGGGCTTGGCGCCGCTGCCGCAACCGGCATCTACATGGCCGGCTCGGTGCTCATCAATCGCGTGCTGCAGCCCAAGCAGCCCAAGGCGAGCGCACCCGGGCAGTCGGCCTACTCGATCGCCGCCGGCCGCAACCGCGCCCGTCATGATCAGCCGGTGGGGCTTCTGATCGGGTCGATGCGCATTGCGCCCGACTTGATCAGCAACTACTACACCCACTACGAGGGTGATGACCAGTTCCTGTCGTTCGTGCTGACGCCCGGCGTGAACGTGCACAGCGTGGAACAGCTCTACAACGGCGACGCGCTGTTGTCGTCGTTCGAGGGCGTGCGCGTGTGGCACAACGGGTTCCCGGGCATGCCCAGCGTGGAAATCCCGCTGTACACCAACCCCGATGTGACCGACGGCGGGACCTTGCTGGACACCAGCAACGACCCCAAGCACCAGCCGAGCGCGTGGGTGCAGCGCACCAGCTCCGCCGGCACCATCCGTCTGATGGTGGGCGTGGAGTTCCAGATCTGGGACCGGTCCACGAAGGGCAAAGACAAGCAGAACAGCGACCAGATCCAGATCCAGTACCGCGCTGCCGGCACGGCCAACTGGCAGGTGTTCGGCAATTACAACGTCCGCGGCACCAACAACAAGAGCCAGCGTGCCAGCTATGCGATCGACGTGCCCGAGGGGCAGTACGACGTGCGCGTGCGCGTGGCCGGCAACAACACCGATGGCAGCGGTGCCGAAGCCTCGTTCGTCTGGACCACGCTGACCAGCGTTCAGCGCGACACGGCGAGCTACGCCGGCATTCCGCGCATTGGCATCCGCATGCAGGCCAACGGGCAGCTCAACGGCGCTCCGGACGAGATCCGCTGCATCGCCCATTCCATGCCGATTCCCGTCTGGACCGGCACGGAGTGGGGGACCCAGCGCACCAGCAATGCGGGGGCATGGATCCTCGCCTATGCCCGTGGCATCTACGCGCCAGATCCCACCGCACCAGGTGGGCGCGCGCTGGTTGCCGGCATGGGGCTGCCCGAACGGCAGATCGACCTCGAGGGCCTCAAGGCCTTCATGCTTCACTGCGCCGCCAACAATTTCACCTACAACAACTGGATCACGGATGTCCGCAGCCACCAGCAGGTGCTGGATGTGCTGGCGCTAGCCGGGTTCGGGCAGATCAGCTGGCCGCGCGGGCGGCTGTCCGTAGGCTGGGCCGCCGATGAGCAGCCGCTGTCCGGCGTGGTCAACATGGCGACCATCAAAAAGGGACAGTTTCAGGTTGACTACACCCTGACCAACGGCGCCGACGGCATCGAGTACACCTACCTGGACAGCGCAACCTGGCAGTCCAAGACGCTGCGCGTGCCTGCCCCGGGCGTCACCACCATGCTCAACCCGGCCCAGGTGAGCGGGGAGGGCGTCACCACCGAGGCGCACGCCGTGATGCTGGCGCGCTGGCACTTGGCGCAGAGCCTGTACCAGTACAAGGCGATCAGCTACAGCACCGATATCGAACACCTGTCCTACAGCCGGATGTCGATGCTGGCGCTGCAGCACGACATGACCCAGTGGGGCTTCGGTGGGCGGGTCAAGGGTGCTTCGATCGCAGGCGGCAGGGCTACTCTGCAGCTTGACGAGCCTGTACCGGCACCGGCGCAAGGCAACGCCTTCGTTGGGCTCCGCATCCCGGGCGAGCGTGTGTACCGCGTGCTGCGTGTACAGCCCTTTGCCGGCACCAGCGACACTCTTGTGCTGGCCGATGGCTGGCCTGCCGATGCAGCCCTGCCGGGCAACAGCGAGGCCAACCCCGCGTGGGACACGCTGTGGATCTACGACTTCAAGCAGACCCCAGGCCTGCGCGTGCGCGTGACCAGCATCCGCCCCGAGAGCGACCTGAAGGGCGCCGCGGTCGAGGTCGTGGCCGAAAGCCCGCAGTTCTGGCAGTACGTGAAGACCGGCGAGTACGTCCGGGATCCGAACGAATCCCTGCTGCAGACCCGGCCGGTGGCCAGCGACCTGAAGATCACCGAGCGCCAGGTGGTGCAGGGCGACACCGAGTACACCGAGCTGCAGGCCAGCTTCGCCATCACCGGCCCGGTGGGCGACACCGTGGTGCTTTCCGACCTGGACGGCAATGCGGCGCTCGAGGAAGTGGCCAGGACCGTCACCCGCACCGCGACGTGGCGGATTCCGGCCGCTGGCACCTACCCGGTCACCGTGCGTCCCTACAGTCCGGACGGCAATGCGGGCGTGGCTGCCTCGGTCATCTATACGACCCGGGGCGCCGATGCGCCGCCCGTGCTGGTGGACATCTTCGACGTGGAGCAGCTCAGCGGCGGCGTGCGCCGCTACACCTGGGGCTTCCTCGCTGACACCATCCAGTCCGCCAACTTCGCCGGCGTCGAGATCCGCTACATCGCAGGCACCGTGTCCACCCCTGACTGGGATGCGATGACGCCGGTCGGCGACGACGGCTACCACGCTTCGGCCTTTGAGGCCGTGCTGCCTCCGGCAGGCGAGTGGACCTTTGCATGCCGGTCGCGCAACACCGCCGGCACGCTGTCCGCCGGCATGCGGGTGCTGGCCAAGACCCTGCAGGCCAACTTGGGCGAGGTGATCGGCGGGATCGAGGGTTCCCTCGAGGAGCAGATCCAGAAGCAGGTCGAGCAGCAGCAGCAGATCGACCGCGATCGAGCTGACAGCATTGCACGTGACGCCGCTGAGGCTGCTGAGCGGGCGGCTGCCTTCGCACAAGCGCAGGTCAACCTGGTCAACGAATCGGCCCTACGCCTGGCCGACGTGCAGAGCGTCCGGGACCGGGTGGTCGCCGTGGCCGAGGACGTGGCCGAAGAAGAGGCCGCCCGGATCCAGGCGATGCTTAATGCAAAGCTGGAATGGAAGGCCGATATCGCGGTGGAGACCACCGCGCGCCAGACCGATGTCGAGTCGCTGGCGCGGCAGGTGTCGTCGGTCGCCGCCGGCAGCGGCACGCAGTTCGACAGCAAGCAGGTGTGGTACTTCGACACCACCGTTGAGGGCTGGACCGGCAACGGCACGCCGACCATCGTGGACGGCTGGCTGCGGCCGGCAAACCAGGCCAGCAATCCGTACATCACCTCGCCTGCGGCGCTGGCGGTGGATGGCGCGGCGTACCGCTTCATCAAGTTGCGCCTGCAGCGCGTTGGCACGCCGACTTGGCGCGGCCTGGTCCAGTGGATCACCAACGCGGATACCACCTGGAACACCGCCAAGTCGGTGACCATCCCGGCGCCCAACTTCGACGCCGCCGGCATTGTCACCTTCGACGTGGACAACCTGCCGTGGAATGGAGGCTCGCCCATCAGGCAGATCCGGCTTTCGCTGGCCAGCAACCAGACGGCGACCGCCTACCTGATGTTCGATTACATCGGCATCGGCCGCCCGACGCCTGGCGCCAGCGTTGCGCTGGTCCAGCAGGAGACCCTTGCGCGCCAGACCGCTGACGCGACCGAGGCGACCCAGCGCAACACCCTGGCGGTGCAGCTGCGCGGCGACTACGCCGGCAATGACGCCGCGGCCGCGCAGGGCATGATCGGGCAGGTCAACTCCGCTCGCATCGAGGGCGACCGGATCATCACCGAGCGCACCAGTCTGATCGAAGGGCGCATGCCGGCCGGCAATGGCCAGTTGGCCAGCCAGGCATCGGTCAGCGATGTTGAGCGGGCGAGCATCGAGCGCGACAACGTCAACGCCCAGTCCATCACCAACGTCAAGAGCGGCTTGGATGGGGTGCTGCGCAGCTTCAATGCCATCCCGGGCGGCACCTTTGATTCGGACGTCGCCGGCTGGGCCGCGTCAGGTCCAGGTAGTTCCTTCAGCTGGGATCCGGCCGAGAAAGCGCTGCGCTCGGGTGCGGGCTCAATCCGCGTGGTCAACCCGACGCCGATCACCATCAACCCTGGCGACACGATCACCGTCACGTTCAGGACCAAGAGCAGCGACGACATCACTGGCACCGATTCGGTCAGTATCGGCTTCATCTCCGATCTCGCCAGCCCCACTGGATGGGTACAAAGCTGGAGCAACTGGATCAACACGGTGGCGGGTGCGTGGGTTTCCCGTTCATACACCTGGAACGTTCCGAGCACCTTCAATCCCCAGCAGGTTTACCTCCGCTTCGCCGCCGGCAGTATCCGCCCGATCACGAGCGCTTATGTGCTGATTGATGACGTGGTAGTGCAGACCCCGGGCAGCATCGGCGACCTGCAGAACCGGGTGGCGGCCAACGCCCAGACTACTGCTGCGCTGACCACAGAGGTCACCAGCGTGAAAGGCACCCTGTCGGCGCAGGGTGCGGCGTTGACCCAGACCCAGCAGGAGGTGGCCGGCAAGGCATCCAATACGGCGCTGCAGAGCCTGACCGGGCGCGTGGACGTGCACGACGGCCAGATCAGCACTCAGGGTGCGGCAATGACCGCCGTGCAGTCGCTGTTGGGCAACATCGGCGGCGACAACCAGGTGGGCAACAGCGGCTTCGAGAACGGCACGCTGGGTTTCAACACCAGCACCAGCGGAGCGGTAGCAGGGAGCATCGTCCGCACTCTGGTCGACTCCTCTCTCCCCAACAGCAAGAAGGCCTGGCGCTGGGCAATTGCGAACCTGCCGACTAATGGCTACAGCGAACTGGTCAGCAATTCGCAGGTGCGGCCGCTCGGCGTGGAGCGAGGCAAACCAGTCACGATTTCCGCGTACGTGCGCGGCACCATCGGCCCGCGCGTGTTCCTGCAGATCGCGTGGCGGGATGCTGCGGGCGCTGCGATTACCTACACCGGAACCCCGAATGCGGCCCCGTACCGGGTCACGTCCGAGTCATTCGAGCGCAAGGTCTTTACCACCCCTCCCGCGCCGGACAATGCCGTAACGGGCAACGTCTATGTCCGGGTCTACGGCACCAACACTCCGGACCAGTGGTTCGAGGTCGACAACGTCCAGGTGCAGGTCGGGGAGGTAGCGACGGGCTATGCCCCATCGGTGGACGAGGTCGCTGCCGCAACTGCGGCCAACGCCGCTGCCAGCAGCGGCCTGTCCACGCGGCTGACGAGCGCCGAAGGCCAGTTGCAGAGCCAAGGCACTGCGTTGACCAACGTAAACGCGCGGATTGACGGCGCGATGCTTACTGGCGACAACATGCTGCCCAACAGCGGGTTCGCTGTGGGGATGAGTGACTGGCAGTTCAACACCGGGGGCGGCGGAGGCAACACCAATACCGGCGTCTGGGGTGCAGCCTCCGGGGATGCAGGCGCGGGGTTTGTGCTGACCAAATCGTCCAGCCAGAACCCGTACCTCCAGGCCTTGGGCGGCAACTGGCTGCCGGTCCGGCCGCAACGGCGCTACCGCATGGTCGTGCGCGCCAAGGCATTGTCCGGGTCGGGGACCCTGATGGGCCGCCTGCAGCGGAGGCTTGAAACCGGCGCGACGACGAGCGTGGATGTTCAGGCCACCTTCGGCACGGCAGCCTTCGAGACCAAAACGATCGACTTCAGCGCGACCACCGCTGACACAAAGGAGATCAAGGTCTTCCTGTTTGCCTATCCGGGCGCCACCAGCGTCGCCATCTCGCGTGTCGAGCTGTACGACCTTACCGACCAGCTATCGAGCGAGGCGAATGCAGCCGCAACGAGCTCGCTCGACGGCAGGGTCACGGTACTGGATGGTGTTGTCACGTCCCAAGGCCAGGCCATCACCACGGTCAGTGCCGCTGCCGGCGCCGCCGACGCGAAGGCCGGAACGGCTCAGGCTGCTGCCCAGGCTGCAGCTGACGCTGCCGGGGCCAAGGGCAAGGTGCTGTATCAGTCTGCCGCGCCGGCGGCGGCGGATCGGCTGGCGCAGAACCTGTGGATCGACACGACGGGCAATGCCAACACGCCCAAGCGCTGGAATGGCTCTGCGTGGGTTGCGGTGACGGACAAGGCCGCTACCGACGCGGCTGCTGCTGCAGCCGCTGCTCGCTCGGTCGCCGACGCCACGGCCAGTGGGCTGTCGGCCACCAACGCGTGGGTACAGGCCGCTGACGGCGTGCTCAACGCGCACACGACGCAGATCAATCAGGCGCAGGCGGCTATCGCAGGCAAGGCCAATGCGTCGGCTGTCATCGAACTGGACGCCAAGGTCAGCGCGAACATCACGGGCGGTGGCAACCTGTTGACCAACGCGTCTTTCTCCGAAGCCGGGCGCAAGCCGTGGGGCTTCCTGTGGAACGACAACGGCTTCTATCAGGAAATCGAAAAGAACTATCTTGACCCCGGGTTCTGGCCCAAGGGAATGAACAGCTTGGGATTCCGTGGCCCGGGTTTCCCGCCCGCAGGGCAAAGCCGCTTCGGTCTGGTGGCGAACGAAAATGTGATTGCCGCACAACCGGGCAAGCGCTACATCGCATCGGTGTACTTGAATGGCCATCGCTGCGCTACGTGCTGCTATCTCGCGTTCTATGACAATGCGGGCAACAACGTGGGCGAGTGGACCGACCCTGAGCGAGTGGGTTACTCACTGGGCGGCAGCCCGTCGTTGGCCGAAATGCCGCGCCAGTTCGTGTCACAGATCGCACCACCGACCACGCGCACCGTCCGCATGGGCTGGCGTGCCCGGGCTCACGCGGACTTCGGTGGCGATCCGTACTTGTGGGCTGTTCGTCCGATGTTGGAACAGGTTCCCGACAATCAGACCCAGCCGTCACCTTGGTCTGCTGGTGGTTCGGAGGACCACGCCAGCATCAACCTGATGACCGACGTGAGCGGCAACATCAGCGGCATGCAGGTGAAGAACAACGGCACGACCAGCGAGATCAACCTGCTGGCCAGCGTGCTGAATGTTCTGAGCCCAGGCGCGGTTGACGGGCTGGAGCTGCGCGACGGCTATCTCCGGGTATGGCGGGGCAACGTTCAGCGCATCGTGGGCAACGGGTTCGGCCCCGACGGCTTGATGGACTACTTCGGTCCGAACGTAGGCGCCGGCAATGCCAGCAAGGGCATCGCCACGATGTGGATGGACGTCAACGGCAATGCCTACTGGGGCGGCGCCTTGGCGGCCGGTGTCCGTCGTAACGCCAACCAGTCCACCAGCATCCAGACCGTGGGCAACAACGTCCAGGTGGGGCCTTTCGACACCAACGGCGGCAACAAGAACGTGGTGGTCAGCTTCCAGCGCAACATCAGCCGGACGAAGTGGGCAGGTGGAAACACCGGGTTCGTCGCCGGCGGCGGCTCCAACTACGCCGTCATCCAGGTGTTCCGCCAGATCGAAGGGCAGGGCGAAGTCTTGTGGGTCCAGTTCACCGTGGGCGGTGACGTGAACATCTTCAACCAGCTCGACGGCAGTGATAGCGCCGAGTCGTACTGGTCGGGGTCGTACACGCTCAACGACCAGAGCGACGGCACCGCTCGCCGTACCTACCGGGCAGTGGTCGCCGACTACGGCGAGCGAACCGTTACCCACCAGTCGGGCTCCTTCGATACGCAGAACGTCACCCAGAGCCTGTCGCTGGTTTCCATCGAGCAGTAA